CCCGAGCCGATCGTGCAACAAATGGCCACAGCTTAAAAATGGTAATAATAGCGCCGCCCAACAAACGACCCCCACCGCCGTCATTTAGCCTCGGCCGGTCTTTGCTCGATCGCGCAATTGATAACACCCTAAACACCGTTGCATCCGTCTCGTTGCATCGCGTAATCGCAACTAAAACGCAGCCGCGCGGGCGGGTAGTTTGGTCGCCGCAGTCCGGGCCTCAAACTTGGTTACTCAGTTGTCCCGTCCAAGACGTCTTGTTCGGCGGCGCACGTGGCGGCGGTAAATCCGACGCGCTGCTGGGCGATTGGGCCGCGCATGCCGGGCGATACGGCAAATACGCGCGGGGAGTATTAATAAGACGCACCGTGCCGCAACTCGAAGAGGTCATGGATCGCGCCCAACAGCTCTACCCTCATCTAAACGCTAAATGGGTCGCGGGCAAACAATTATGGATTTTCCCCAACGGAGCAATCCTAAAAATGCGCTGGTTGGAGCGGGACCGAGACGCCGATAATTATCAAGGCCATCAATACTCTTGGATCGGAATTGATGAAGCGGGCACGTGGGAGTCCCCCGACGGGTTGGACAAATTACGCGCATGTATGCGGTCGGCGCACGGGATACCCTGCTTTTTACGACTCACCGCAAACCCCGGCGGCGTGGGCCATGAATGGCTAAAAGCGCGGTACGTTAAAGCCGCCCCACCGCTTACGCCTTTTTACGACGCGCCCAAATTTACAAATCGGCTATACATACCCTCGCGGCTTAGTGACAATACGGCCCTAGTCCAAAACGACCCGACGTACATAAACCGCATCAGGTCGTCCGGCCCCGATTGGCTAGTGAAAGCTTGGCTGGACGGAGATTGGGACGCCTGCGCCGGCGACGCGTTTTTTACAGAAGCGTCGTTGTTAAAAAATGGGCAACCCGTCGACATGCCCGCAAATTGTGATTATGTATATTGCGTTATTGATACCGCTCTAAAAGACGGCGTTCAGCATGACGGCACGGCGGTAATTTATTACGCGCGAAACACGCTGGCGGACTTTGACACAACCAACACGCTTACCGCGTTGACCATTTTAGATTACGAAGTGTTGCAAATTAAAGGATCGCTGCTAGATGAGTGGTTACCTATGATTAACGCTCGTTGCCAAGAGTTGGCCATGATGACTAAAGCGCGGTGGGGATGTAGCGGGTTGTGGATTGAAGATAAAGGGTCGGGTACTATTTTAATACAGCAAGGTCTAAAACGTAATTTACCCGTATTTGCTATCGATGGAAGTCTAACAGCAATGGGCAAAGAGGAGCGAGCGACCAATGTGACTGGGTATGTCTACGGCGACGGAACGCGATACGAAAATGGGTATATTTGCGGTAATCAAGTCAAAATCTGCGAATACGCGTATAATAAAGTCATTGAATATAAAAGCTCCGTTTGTAACCACTTAATATCACAAGTTTGTGGATTTAGAATGGGGCAAAAAACCGGGCCGCGCGATTTACTAGATTGTTTCACTTATGGCATCGCGATCGGATTGGGTAACTCTAACTCGAATTAATTGGACAACATGCAAAACGCAACAACAACAAAAGGGGGTAGTGCTATCGCGTCGTCAGCGCTACTAAATTTAATTGCAACGGACGACATAGTACCGGGCAGCGATCCAAGTTATGATGCGTGCAAAACCATCTATGCATATCATCCACTAGGTAAACGCTTAGTCGATTACCCAATTGAATTGGCGCAAAGTCAACCAAGAAATATTGTTATGGGCGGAATGATGGAATTAGAGGATATGTTGCTTGATCAATTCAATCGGGTGTGGAAAAAAGAAAACGCGGATTATTATATTGCTAGCGTCATGTCTACTGCGCGAATTTATGGGGCGGCGGCATTAACTTATGGAGTAGATGGATACCCGACCGACCAACCATTGCCACTAAGCGCAATTGTGGGGCGTCCGTTATATTTTAATATTCTTGACCCGCTCAACACGGCGGGAAGTTTGGTTTTAAGTCAAGATCCCAATTCCCCAAATTTTCAAAAACCTACGTATTTAGTGTGTAACGGCATACCGTACCATGCGTCTCGCTCCTGCATTGTATTTAATGAAAAACCAATTTATTTAGAATTTACTAGCTCGGCTTTTGGATTTAGCGGACGATCGGTTTATCAGCGGCCCTTTTACCTTTTAAAATCGTTTATTAATTCAATGTTAACTAACAATTGGATTTTAGAAAAATCGGCGTTGTTAGTGCACAAACAGCCTAGCGCGGGAAACCCCGTAACGCGTGGAATGCAAGGGTTTGCGGAATTAAAACGAACACAGATTAAAGGCGCGCGGTCTGGTAATGTTTTGCAAATCGGGGAAAAAGACGAACTTTCGTCGTTAGACTTACACAACTTAAAGGAACCTACCGAATACGCGCGACGTTGTATCATACAAGATATTGCCTCGTCGGAAGACATGCCCGCACAAATGGTTTTACAAGAACCATTGGCGCAAGGTTTCGGAGAAGGCACGGAAGACGCAAAAATGATGGCTCGCTACGTCGATCGAATTCGATCAAATATGGCGCAAGTTTATGACTTTGTCGATCCGATCATTCAACGCCGCGCATGGGATGAAGACTTTTATGTGTCCGTGCAAAAAAAATACCCCGAAATTTACGCGGGGGTGCCCTATGAAACGGCGTATTATTCTTGGATCGATTCTTTTGAAGCGACGTGGCCAAATTTGCTAATCGAGCCGGATTCCGAAAAAGCTAAGATTGAAGACATTACGTTAAAAGCGGCAATTAGCGCCGCCGAAGTATTGCTTGCGGATTCCGACCCGATTAATAAAGCAAACATTAAAGCGTGGTTGGCCGAAGTGATTAATGAAAAGAAACTGCTATTTAAAAGCACACTTGAAATAGATCAAAACGCGGTAGAGTCTTACATACCGCCAAGCCCCGCGCCTTTTGCATCAACTGAGGAGTGACGTGGCGTATAAAACCCCAAATCAAATAATCGCCGAAGCGGTTAAAGATTTAACAGAAAACGGCTTTACTCCCGCGCGCGTGCAAAAGTGGGTGGCTTTACTACGCATATCAATACCTGCGTATCTACGCACGGGCGCGTTTCAAAAAATACTTAAATCTCGATACGACCGGGCGACGCAATTAAAAACCATGCGGAAAATTGCGCCGTCCGTACCGACTTACCGCCTTGAACAAATCCGGCCCGACTTGCGCAAAGAATTAGAATATAGAATCGCGGCAAGCGCGGATTTAATTAAACTTAACAAAGAAGCCGCGGTACAAAAAACCCTTCAAAGATTTAGCGGATGGGCTTCTTCCGTGCCCATCGACGGCACACGGGTCGCTGACAAAAATGAAATAAAAGCTCACATTAATAAACCGCTTAAACAGCTCGATTATGAAGAGCGACGTCTTGCCAACGATCAAGGGCTTAAACTAGTGTCTAATATAAATGAAATTATAGCCAAACAAACTAGAGCGATTGCCGCGCAATGGTACAGCAATTGGCCTCAAGCGAATTACGATTACCGCATCGACCATAAAGAACGGGACGGTAAAATCTATGCAATCCGGGGAAATTGGGCAATTGAAAAAGGGCTGATGAAAGTGGGTGAAAACGGATATACTGACCAAATTACAAAACCCGCGGAAGAGATTAATTGTCGATGTCGGTACACCTACATAACTTCGCTAAGAGACTTGCCCTCGGATATGCTAACAACTAAAGGGCGGGAAGCTTTAAAAGAATATGCAATCGATTGAAGAAACACAACTTGAAGCCGTAGACCCAACGCCAATTAATGCCGCGGGCATAGTCTTTACTCAGGGCTTAATAAATGGTGACCAAAGCGTTCTTTTAATACAGCGCGCGGATAATGGCGCGTGGGAATTCCCTGGCGGAAAGCTTGAAGCGGGCGAAGATTTTAAAACCGCCGCATTACGAGAATGTGTTGAAGAACTTGGGTCGTTGCCTGAAGAAATTACAACAGACTCTTTGGAACTCGTTTCGTTGTACACAAAAGACGCGAGCATTCAATACTCAACTTTTAGGGTTTCTTTAATCGAGGTTTTTGAACCGACCGTTCCAAATAATGAAGTGTCCGCGTCGGCATGGTTTTCGTCTAAAGGAGAACTCCCCGAATCAACCCGACCAGAATGCGTTGAAATTATTAAAGCTCTTGCGGGAGACGAATGCGTTATATCAAATGCGATAATCCAGGGGGTTTTAACCAGTCCGCAACGGTATTTCAATACCGCTCTTTTTGACATCCGCATAACTGGGACTAGCGTAACTTACCGATCAAACCCAGAAGAATTTGCTTACCGAGACCCTAAAGAGTATTTAACCGAAGAATTCCTCGCCCGATGCAACGGATTACCTGTGATTTTTGAACATCCCGGAGGTCTTCCCGTGTTGGATACAAAAGAATTTAGAGATCGGGTGATCGGAAGTGTTATACTACCGTATATTAAAAGCGACGAAGTTTGGGGAGTTGCTAAAATTTTAGATGCGGACGCGGCGGTTTTAATGACCTCGACCCATCAAACCACCAGCCCTACGGTTGTGTCCGAGGCGGGTGAAATAAAAAATATTGGCGGTACGCCAGTTTTGCTAGAAGGCGCGCCCAAGCTGATCGACCATATTGCAGTCTGTATGGTTGGAGTTTGGGATAAATTAGAACAACCAAAAGGTATTAACCTGGGAGAAAAAAAGATGGATGAGATGTTAGACAGTAACACTGCTCCGGTAGAAGCCGCAGCCGTAACAGAAACAGTTTCAAATGAGGCGCCTGCGTGGTTTAAAGCTGGCATGTCTGAATTGATTCAAGCGCTTACCGCAAAAAAAGAAGTTGAAGCCCCCGCGGCAGAAAAAGCCGTTATGGATTCAGCACCAGACCTTTTAGAAAACGTTAAAGGCGATGAAGCTAAAGAAGTCGATTCTAAAATCGAAGAAGAATTGAACGGATTAAAAGCAAAGATGGATAGCTTTTGCCGTACGGTCACTGATGAAGAACGTAATGAAATTAGCCGTCATCGCGCACGCGCTGATAGCGTTTTACAAATGTTTGGTGATTCAGCGCATCAACCGCTGTCCGGCGAAAGCGCAACAGAATATCGTACGCGTTTGTTAAATACGGTTAAACGTCGCGCGCCATCTTATAAAGAGATGGACGTATCAGGTCTTCGAGCAGATGCTTTTGATTTAATTGAAGCCAGCATTTATGCTGATGCGGAGAAACATGCAAAAGTAGAAGCAAATAAACAATCAGACCGTCTAACCGCACGTACCTATTCTGATTCCGCGGGTCGCGTATGTAAAGAGTATTTTGGCAATCCATTAGCCTGGATGAATCAATTCTCAAGCGCGCCATTATCAGGACATTTTGTTAAACCAGAGAGAGCATAAAAAATGAGCGAAAATAACGTACAAATTAATTCAGCCGTTGAAGCCGCACCCGTAGCTAAAACCGCTGCGACCCTTTCAGGCGTCAGCTTCAACCCCATGGCCGTTACCCAACCACAAGACTCTTTCCATGTGAGCTCAAATGGCTACGTACAAGGCGCATATGAAGATGATAATGCTAGTCGGCAATGGCTTTTACAAGGAGTTGTTGGCGCAGGTGTCACAGATCCAGTATATCCCGGGATTCCAATTCGAGAACTTACTGGCGCGGGCGGTAACTTAGGCAATACTATTAACTTATCAACCGATATCCCGACAATTTCAGGATTTACCACGGCCCTTAAATTTTATAACGCGATTGCAACTCCCGGCAACCCTGTCCCGCAAGTTGGTGCAAATATGTCTGCGAGTTATTTCCGTTTAGGATCTAACGCTAGAATCGCGGTTAAATGTAGCCCTTCTTTAGCTAATACTATTTCAGGCGGTCAAACCAATCAGCTAGTGTCATGGGATTTTACAAATCAGCAATTAATCGCATATTCATCCGGATTAACTGCGTTACCTGTAAAAGTTTTAAATGTGATTTCGACGAGCCGCGTTATTAATAACTCGGCGACACCGACACTTTCTTATGAAACAGGCCCCGCCGTTTTAATTCAAATCTAAATAAAATTGAGGTTATTTAAAAATGTCTAATTTTTTACCAACAAGAACCGTCGTTAAACCAAGTTATGAAGATCCTGGTTTAATTATTGATAACTTTCAATTATCGGGTTTTCTTTCCATGTTGACCGACGGGGCGCCTAAAGTCCGTCTTTCTCCGGGAGATCAATACGTGTACAAAAATGGCTTAAGTGCTAAAACCCGTTCGGCGGCGGCACAATCTGGCGGTACGTATTTACCGTCTGCGGATTTAATTGCGCAACAATACAGCGTACCCGCGTATAAAATCCGTGTCCGTTTAACGCAAGAAGCTGATGATGAAGAAGCCGCAGGAAATTGGGGTATTGCCTTACCGCAAACAAACACTTTCTTAGCGCAAATGGCAATTTTTCAACAATTGCGTAATACCACATTGTATGGATTTAACCCTGCAAATAATGAAGGTTTAAAAAATACTGCCGGGGCGACGGAATTGAACCTCCCGTCCGACAGTTTTGGTAATACCGGAGTTTTAGAATACGACGCGGGCCAAATGTTTAACTTCTTGACAGAGACCGTCGTTGAAATGTTGTCTAAATGTTTTCAGCTCGGCTTGCGAGACGTGACGGTTAAAGTCCTTGCGCCTCAACGCATTTTTGGGTTGATCGCGATCTCTAAAATCGTTCAATTAACAAGCTATCAACGTGACGGTGCGGGTTCCAACTCTTCTGCCGGTTCCGCGCAAGAAGTCTTATCACGCAGCGGGATTGGTTTTGAATGGGCCTATGACGATACGTTAATCGGTAAAGGTGATGCGGGAAGCGACCTAGTGATTATGACGCTAAATGACATTAAAACCGGCACGCAAAGCGTAATTGATACTAATGTTTTTGGTAAAACTTCACCACGTGATGATAGCGTAAATAACGTGTATATGGATATGGCGGCACCACGAGAAATCCCAACCCCTGTAACAGACGGTGGAATCTCTAAAGTGTATGAATTACGTGCAACACCAGGCTGGAATTTCCGTCCTCAGGCGTTGTATTTAATTTCAATGCCGTACTCTAATGTTGCGGTGTAATTTTTAAAAAGGGTAATGAGCGAGGAAAATATTAATGTCAGAAAAACTATATGTAGTAAATTGTACGCGGAAGCATTTTAAATTTAATTACCGTTTTATGAAGCAGGACCTTCAAGACGGAATGGATACGCGGTCATATTTCATTGACATCCCGTCCGGGCAACAAGTTGAAGTGTCACCAAAGATACCAAAAGAAAACGTCGTAAAATTTGTTCGGCTATTGGAGCAGGCTGGGATTTACCATATTTCAGAAGGCCTCCCCAATGGCGCAAGACCAACAGGTCGGTATTTCCGTTTCGATCGACCTATTACGGAAGATGAAATTTTAGAAAAAAATTCATCCGTATTAGAAGCGCAAAAAGAAATCGCACTAGAAGGTGTTTCTAAATTAGCCGAAGCGAGCGCAGTAATGGCCGATAAAGACTTAGAAATAGAAATTGAATCGCCGCCTGAATTAAACCTAGATTCCGAAGGTCGCCCCAGTGCACATCAAAATAACAAAAATGATTCAACAACATTAGTTGTTAATGCTTCACGACACGGCGGAGTTGAAACAAAAAAGAAAAAAAATAAAAAATAAATGACGTACAACCGCGCCCCCAACCTACCGGATTTTCTAGCATATGTAGTCCTAGAAGGGGTGCCGGCTGATGATATTTCAATCGATTCCCCATTTTTAATAAATGCGTTGGCTTACGCCACGGCCGAAGCGATACCCAACACAACGGGGAGCGGTTCAATTTATGTTGAAGCCGTATACAACTTAGGGATGCATCGTTTATTAATGACGGCTAAGGATGAAATCGGTCAAAATTGGTTTGCGACTCAACGCACCAATTATCAATTATTAAATCCGCGTACGGGGTTAACTCAAACGTCAACCGATGCAACGTCTAGCAATACATACGTCACACCAGAATTTCAAAAAAATCTTACCATGACGGGCATATATTTACAGCTTACCCCGTGGGGGCGTGCGTATTTTATGTACGCTCAAAACTACGGGTCTAACATTGTAGCTTTTTCGTGACCATTTTGCATTTAGGGGTATTAGATGTCCCGTATAAAGCGACCGATGAACACAGTTTACCCGAGACCACGGGTCAAGTAGCAAGTAAACTCGAATATCAATACTCGGTCATGCGGGTTTTTTTTAACACGTACGAAAAAGAAATTTCTGAACTTGTGCTTTTTGAAATGAAAACCGCTCTTGAAAATATGGCTTTGGGATCTGAAATGAAAATGCCATTGCAAATCAATACTTCTAAGCTCGATACCTTGTTTAATCGATATTTAGCTAATGATGAATGGCAGAAAATAACAGGAAAAACCATTTTAGCCGCTAAATTAGGACATTCAAAACGATTTAAAGATCGTTTTAATGAAAAGAAACTACGGGGGCCACGCCCCGCATTTATAGACTCGGGGTTATATCAAGCGAGCTTTAAATCCTGGGTAGATGATAAGCTGGTGACTTTATGAGTGGTTTTGCAGACGAAACGATTTTAAACCCTTTTCAAGCGTCTTTAAAAGCGGGGATCGCCGACATATCACAATATGCTACGGTGACGTTTAACCGATACACCAAAATCACACAACCAATTGATGGGTCTGTGTTTTGGGTATTGATCCCAGATTCCGCGGTGCAAATTGCGGGCTCGTTGCATTTTAGTACCTCCAATGAACAACGACAAGATGAAACGATTGGAATTAATCATGTGATGTTTACTTCCAATCAAGAAATTACAGAACTTAATGAAGTTGACCCAAGCATTTTGTGGGCCGCGGTTATTACTACCCCCAGCGGGGTCAAATTGTTGGTTGGCTTTACGGACAGAGACCACTTTTATCAACAAGCGGGCGTATGGCATTATCGAGGAGACGCGTTATACCCCACATTATCAACTCAAGTGGTTAACTCAATTGAGGACATACCGACATCTCCAATTGTATCCAATAGCCTACCGTTATTTTTAGATTTTAAATGGTTATACCCGTCTCAGTCTTCGCTTGAACCCGTGCGCACGTATGCGGCATATTTAGTTCCAGCTAATGCCGCGCCTCCATACGTCAGTGTTTTTATTGACCCAAACCGTACGGAAATATTGGCCGCTTCGCCGTTAATTGGCGCGGTAACCAGTCATCCAGACCCCAATTCCCGTAGTTTTGAAACTAGCCTATTGGCTAAAGATTCCGTGGAATTGACTTTATATGGATTTAATAACCAACAAGCCATTCAATATTACAATGCATTGATTGAGCATTCTTTAAACCCCAATACTTTTGGATTTATGACAATGCCCACGCTTCGGGATGCACAACGCACGCAACCAGAAATGAACATACTTGCGATGAAAAAAACAGTTATAATGGACGCATCGTATTATCAATCTACAACAAACGCAATAACGTATAGATTGATTAAAGAAGCTTATCTAAAATCAATAACACTTTTAAGGGGACTTAGTAAAAATGCCTAACGTAATAACACCCAATATTGTTAACCTATTCGCGACTTTAGCCACGGCGCCCACACCGTCACAGCTTCAAAAATCGGGAGCTCTTGTGTCAATTGGCGGCACAACTTTAAATGTGGGGGACTATGCTTTTTGTCCCGATATTGATTCATTAAAAACATTATTAAGTAATGCGGGTAACGCTACGGAGTTACTTGCAATGGGGAAGTCTTTCTTTTCTCAAGGATCTGCGGTAGGGTTTTTCGTTTTGGAATTGGGTTTGATTTTTGATGTCACTCCCGGAGTGCTTGCTTTAAACAATTGGAATGAAGCCAACCCCGGCGTTTTTTACGCGTACCTAGTGCCCGAATTATGGGGCGAAAATGTAGATACCGTAGGCGGTGTTACCCTAACTAACGAAGGATCCGGCTATGCCGCCATTCCTAATGTGACTTTTAGCGCACCGCCCACTGGCGTTTCTGCTACGGGAGTGGCCGTTATTTTAAATGGTCGGGTTATTAAAGTACGCTTAACAAACCCTGGGTATGGATACGTTGAAAAACCAACACTAACGATCGCCCCCCCTAGAGTAAATACGACCGCCACTGGGACGGCGTCTATTTCTGGCGGAGCGGTATCGGGAATTACAATGACCAACGGCGGAGGCGTGTATCCATCCGTGCCTCCCGTAACTATTGCCCCTCCTCCCCCGTCAGTGTTACCAGAAACTACGGTATCTGTTTCGGGGGGCCGAGTTACTTCTGTTTCCGTGGATGTCCAAGGTACTTTTTATCCTGCCATTCCTGCGGTTGAATTCGCCGCGCCACCTAATAAAGTTTTACCAGAAGTATCTATAACGATGGCTAACGGGACTATTAACGCGATGACCGTCGACGTTTTTGGTAAATATTATTTGACTGCGCCAACCATTACAATTGCAGCGCCGCCCGCATCGGTATTGCCAGTTTTAGATCTTGCAAACGTGTCTTCTGATGGTAAGATTGTGTCTATTGATGTCGCGACACCTGGCGGATTGTACTTTTTAGTGTCCCCGGCAATTACAATCTCTCCGCCCTCGGCTTCAATAATTCCAGAAGCGACGGCGAATCTAATTTCAGATGGTGTTGGTTCTGTTACGATTAATGTAGTTGGTGGGTTTTATGGATCAGTCCCCACAGTCACGTTTGATTCCCCGCCTTCCGGTGGAACCACGGCTAAAGGTGTTGCGATTATTGTTGATGGCCTTTTAACGGCAATTGCGGTCGATTTACCAGGATCGGGTTACATTACCCCGCCGGGAATAACCATTCAAGGCCCCGATACTCCATTAACCGCACAAGCCGAAGCGGTCATAGTGGACGGCCTATTAACGGGGATTGCAATTACAGACCCCGGTTCAGGTTATGGATTTATTCCCAATGTGACGGTAGAAGCGCCCCCAACACCCGTACAAGCAAGAGCCACGGCTTTAATAACTGGCGGGATTTTAACGCTTATTGCCATAGATGACCGAGGTCGCGGTTATCCAACGGCACCAACATTTAATATTGAAGCGCCCCCCAGTCCAGAAGTGGCGGAAGCCGTTGCTGTATTAACAAACGGCACTTTAACGGGAATTTCTCTTACTAATCCAGGAATCGGATACCCCTCTTCTCCAACACTTTCAATTGATGCGCCCCCAAGTCCTATAAATGCGGAAGCGGTGGCAATTTTAACAAACGGAGTGGTCTCTTCAAGCGTGCTAATTACCGCAGGAATGGGATACCGATCTTCTCCAGCGGTTCTTTTTGAAGCCCCTCCTGTGGCTGATGGGGCCACCGGAGAAACTTTCTTAGCGGCTAGTATGGCGACGGTGGCGAATCAATACGCAAACCCTACAGGGAAAACGTATTTTTATATTACAACCACGCCAGAAACGTTTATGAATTTTGCGGGCATTAAAAGCGCGATAACTTTAAGTCAGAGCCCAACCGCAACGTCCACCGAGTTTCAAACGGCGATGCCTTTTTATCAAACCCTTGTGAATTTACCGGGGGCATCCAATAAATTACTTCCGATGGGAAATAGGTATTCTTTTGGATTGACAAAATGGGCAAGAAATACCGCAAATAATCGCACCGTCATTCAAATGCTGTCGGGCTATAATAATTATATTGGTGATGGCGCAGAAGGCGGGTTATCAAATGCATTGTTAAAAAACGGAACTAATATGGATGGCGTGCAAATGTCTCTATGGTATGGCGTAGATTGGTTTTTGATTAATGTCGCTCAAGCTTTGGCCGCCGCAGTAATCAACGGATCAAACTCACAACCTCCGCTTTTATACAATCAAACCGGAATTAACATTTTACAAAGTGTCGCCCAAAACGTGGCAAATGCCGCCGTAAGCTTTGGGTGTTTACTTAGTGCTGAAATTTCGGCGACTCCTTTTGCAAAATACGTGGCGGAGAATCCCGGAGATTATACAAACGGCATTTACAGTGGCCTTTCGGCGCAAATTGTAGGGCAAAACGGTTTTCTGAAATTAAATTTCTTTGTGACGGTATTTACTTTTGTACCGACAACTACCGCGGCCCCGCAAGGCATCATAGGATTTAAAAACGAAAAAATAACATATAAAAAAGGTGCATAATGGCTAATCCACTTATTCAACAAGGTTCGCTAAATAAAGTTCGGGCTCAGGTTGTAGTACCTGGATTTTCGAACCTTACAATCATATCGTCTTACATGGGTACCGACGGACTCACCGCTGAAACCGAAGATTTTTGTGATCAAATTGGGACGGCTACAGGGACGGTCCCTTCACCAAACCCTTATGCTTTTGCCAGCATTACCATCCATATTTTAAAAACTAATGGAATGGTTACTCGGTGGTGGAATCAAAAAGACACAAATTCACAAATTGGAAAAATCACAATTCATTCGGATACCGACGCTTTTGATTCTTTTGATGTTCAAGAATGTGTTATTAAAAGCTTGTCTCCCGGCAAACTTAACGGTACTGATGCGACTTCTATTTTGACTCTTCGCGGCGTTTTATATATCAATAATGACATGTGGAGTGCTATTTAATGGAATTGGGCACAAATTTAAAATTGGTAGTTCACGTAAGCGACACCGTTAAAGTTGTGCACCAACCGATCGACCGCATGGCTTTTGAAATGAATTACAAAGTAATCGCAATGGCTTTTCGTAACCTTGTGCCTTTTGGCGCGGGTGGAGAGCGTATCGCCGCTTTGGTTTTACGGGATTTAAAAGACGAAAATGGGGACCTTTTAAATACAAAGCCGTTTTTAGAAGAACTTAAGCGATTAACTTCGGTATATGCTCAAAATGACACGGAAATTAAACGGGATATCCCTTTATCTACGGCACTTAAAAACAATCTAATCTCAGATGAAGACTGGCGGGAGGTCGAGTCACAATTAGTTTTTTTTACATGTCACTTCTCGATGTTTCCAAAACGGGCTCGATTGGAAACGTGGAATCGTTTACTAACGCCGGAATCCGAATTATCCTTGCTCTTTATGGAGCCGAGCGTTTCCTCGGAGACGTCGACCACGGAAGAGACTTTAGCGCCTGCCAAGGCGTGGTCGCGGATTACCTAGGTTACTTAGCAAGTAACGGATTTTCAAAAATCTCAGAAATTTATAAATTTGATTTTGACTCGGCACAAAAATTTAAACAGCGTTATCTAATTGAGAGTTTAAGCTATGTCCGTTAAAAGTATCTTAGACGTAGAAATCGCGGTCAAAGACGAAAAATTCAAAGAGTTTTTAAAAACTTTCAATGAGTTTCATTCAAAACTCGCGGGCATGTCCGCCGAATGGGGCAAACTTTTAGACAAAGGCTCAACGACCCGTACGAAAGACGCAAAAGCGTTAGAAGACGCGGTATCACGCACCAACACCGAAATAAAAAAAACTACCGAGTCTACTCGAGATCTTGGTTTTGAGATGAACAAAATAGTAACTCAATTTGAGCGGCAAGCGCCTTCAATTGTTAAAACGATTGGGTCTTTTTTAGGCCCGGTCGGAACCGCGCTTACGGTTGGCGTTGGAGCTGGGTGGTTGGTAGGAAAACTTTTTTCCGCGGCGCAGCAAAAAATGTATGCTTTAGGCGATGCGGCTATTTCAAGTCAAAAACAATCTAGGTCATTAAATTTAAATGCGGGAGAGCTTAGAGCGTATCAAAATGATTTTGGGCGGCTAGCCGATACGTCGATGCTTGAAAAAGTTGCCGCGGCTAAGTACGACCCCAAAAATCAAGTTTATTTAATGATGGCGGCAGGGATGAAAGATCTTGGCGAAACTCAGAAAATGAATCCTGTGGATTTAATTTCAAAAATAATCCTCAACGCCCATCAATTCATGAACACCGCTCCCGTAGGGCTTCGTAATAGTGCGGGGGCTTCCGCGATGGGGTTTACACAATTAGGTTTTTCTGCCACGGATATGGCGTTATACGGCAATACCCCAAAAAATGAAATTCAAAAAGCCAGAACCGACTATTATTCGGATAAAGAAAAATTAGGGATCTCCGAAGGATCCGCTTCAAAATTTTACGAGCAAAACCGGCAAATGGATTTATCAGTTGGCCGGTCGGTTTCACGGAACATTTATAAATTTGATGATTTAGCGGTATCTGCCGGTAACCTATCTAAGGCTTTTGCAGACGCACAAGACCGTATTTACAATTCTTTTACTGGTCAGAATAAGTATATTCAAGCACCTATATCGGGGGCGCAAGCAATAACTAACGCTTTATCAACGCCGTTTAATGAAAAAGGGGAATTTGTTGCAAAACCTTTTAATGCTCAAGCCGAAGTTCAAAACAATTTAAATCAATTTAAAAGTCAAAATGCTTTGGCTCCTGTATCAAACATGGGAAATAATTCACGCATCGCATCAAGTGGCTCATCATCAAAAGGCGGCGTGCCTCAAGTTGGCGTAACAATATTTAATGCCACAGGCAATAACTTAACCACATCAATTAACGGAGCTAGTCGATGAGTTCAAATGCGGCTCAATTAGTCCGAGACGTTTATAAACTGGCGTTTGAAAAATCGCCTATTATTTTAGTTGGCGGTATTGTTAGTGGAATGCCCGGCGGAATGTACCCAATTATTGGACTGCTTGGGCAGCTGGCCGCGTTTGTACAAGCCGCGACTTCTACTACGGGGATCGGATTAGACTCTTTTTTTGCGGATTTTGTGACTATCCCTGGCGGGATGTTCATCAATAATGAGATTGGGACGGTTCCTTTCGCTTCTCAACAGATCGGAGCTAATTCCATAATTCCTCAAGCGTTACCCGTCTCTTTAAAAATGATTGCCCCCGTTAAAAACGCGGGAGGATACGTCACAAAATTGCCAATATTTACCTCATTAAGAAATTCTTTAAAAGCGCACAATGATGCGGGGGGGAGGTATCATATAGCGACACCGTCTTTTATATATTCAAATTGCGTCATGAAAACTTTTATGGACATTACGCCAGAAGAAATGCAACAAAAACAAATCATTTATCAATTAGATTTTGTTAAATACTTAGTGACGGGACAAGATGCACAAGCGTCTAATAATTCTTTAATGAAAAAAATTACTGGTGGTAATGAAGTTACTAATTCAAATTGGTCTAGCGCCGCATCTTCAACGGGCGGCGCGGGGAATTTAGTTAGTTTTCTGATGGGTCAAATTTCAACTTTTTCTATAGGGGGGTAATTATGCAATTGATCCCGGTTTTTTTAAATCAAAACACCTCCCCGCCGTTTCAAACC